AATCGTTTTAAATGTTCTAGGTGGAGAATGGATAAATACATATGAATATGATTTAATAATCAATGGTTTTAAAGTTGATGTTAAAACAAAACAAACAAGTGTAGAACCACTACCTCACTATGAGTGTAGTATTACACAAGTAAACTCAACACAAGAATGTGATTACTATGCATTCACAAGAGTTAAGAAAGACTTTAGCGTTGGTTGGTATCTTGGTGTCATGGCTAAGAACCAATACTTTCAAAAGGCTAAGTTTTTAAAAAAGGGAGACGTTGACCCAACAAACAATTATACTGTTAGGGCAAGTTGTTACAATTTAGCAATAGAAGATTTAGAAGAGAGGATACCATGAAATTAGTTTTAGATGTAGAAAAT